TAGAGATATTTGAGGCAGACTCAACCAGCAAGTTCTGCACCACCCCACCCAACGACCTGTCCGCTTCCAACGCTGCACGAACCGAAGTCGTACCCTCATAAGACAAATACCCATCCAAAGCAGTCTGAGCTGTACGCTCCGCAGACCTACCCACACACACAGACACAACAAAAATGTGGGTCACCAACCCGCCACGCATCGCCCCGTTGTAGGTAATCGAATCCAACATAGGCCAAGCAAAAGGTGCATTGATATTGTCAGGTTGCTGGGCGTAAGCCCGCAAGCCTGGGATCGTGGCTAAGGCGTTAGCAATACCAGTCTTGATATCGGTGACAGAGTAACTCATGCGAAAATCCGCATACGACGATACGGTTCAACCAACTGAGCCATATCAGGGTCAAGGTATCGAGACACACGGATAGCACCCAAATCACCAAACCCAGCCACACCCAAAGGCGAGTCATAGCGTTTGAAAATACGGGAAGCCTGAATGATCGTCGCCTGTGTTACCGGCTCAGGCACAGCAGGCCAACCAAACACAGCAGTCACCTGAACCAAAGCCTGCTCACCATAGTTCGCATTCACAGTCGGGAACAGATAATCGCCAACAGCACGAATCTTGTCATAACTCCAAGTCAACCCATCAAGGTTTCCGTTCAACGGTTCAAGTTGATAATCAGAAACCTTCCAAGTCACATCAAAAGTACCGTCAGCCTGCGACGAAGTTTTCAACGTGATAGCAGTCCCAGCGATGTCATCAATAGAACAGTAGAAAGAATCCTCAGCCTGATACACACGAGATGCCGTACCACTCTGCCAAAACTTGCGATTGCAATAACCATCAATGAGACGTGAAGCAGCCCCAACACAGTTATCAATCAAATCGTCATCAAGAGTGTCAGCCGTCCCAATGCGGAGAGCTGCCTTAACTTGGTTGCGTGTGGCATAGCCATTCGTGATGGTCATAGTGTCCCGATTCTAGTTGATTGACGCAACACCACGATACTGCACACCCTCCAACGAATAATTCACAAACGGATTCAGGCTGTATGTCTGACATGAATACACATCCCACAACCGTTGCTTCATCGCTCGCAAATGCATCTCATACAAACCCCAATGCGTATCCCCAGCAGGATAACCATCAGTCCTGTCCTTGCCGTTCAACTGACCACAATCAGCCCCAACCAACACAATGAACTTCGCCCCCATATGCGCTGCAAGGTGCATAGCCCCATGAATACTCGAAGACCCGATAGTCAACTGCCCTGACAACACAGGCCAATCCTTATCGTGCGGATCAAACGATGCACCAGGTCTACCAGTACGAGTATCGAACGTGGTCAGATTCCCAGCACAACCAGCGAACACCCCATCAGTACCATGCTCACGCTCAGGAGTAAACGCCCCAATACAATCCTCACGCTTCGCCTCATGCTGAGCGTCCTTGTGATAATGACTGAAACAGTAATACCCCTTCAACCCAAACACCGACCCAACGAAATTAACTGCGATAGTTACCTTGTCGTCAAAGAAGTCTGGTGACAGATAATCAAGTGTCGCACCTGAACCGAGAACATAAATGGTCTCGCCTTCGTGCAGATTCTCGTAGTCGTCCATCGGGTCGTATTCTCTTAGTCCCATCCGAGTTCCCTTCGTCGTGTTAAGTCCCAATGTCCGGCATCGGGTAAACCTGTCTGCCATCGCATGGTGTGAAGCGCAGCGTTTGATGCGAAGCTCTTAGCGTTGCGTTCGTTCAGTTCTGGTGCAGAGTTAATCGTAGAAGAATTGTCGTGAACTATCCCAGCATCCGAAGACCAGAACTGTATGTTGACCCGCTTCGCACGTTCCTCAAAATCATTGTCCTCAAAGTAGGCGGGGACATAACACTCACTAAACAGCCCAACCTTGGCAATCACCTCAGACCCAATCCACGCACAACACCACCTAGGCTTCGCCTCAGTCAATGTCACCGAATCAGGCTGACAATCTTTGTAGAAAACTTCTAATTGTCCAGGCTCAAAGTATGCGTCAGAGTTCAGCAGTATCCAGCCGTCAGCGTGAGGGGTTGATTTGATACCGAGGTTCCATGAGGGAGCAACTCCAAGGTTCGTGGGCATTGACCAGACGTGATAGTTCTTGACATGGCGACGGTCAATGACCCAAGGCCAATCATGCAACGTGGACTGCCCACCATTGTCAATGACGATGAGTGTCTCCACCGGATAGTCGATTGACTGTAGGCAGCGTTCTAGAAGGTCATACCTGTTTAGGACGGGGACAATGATGACTGGAATCACGCTGAATGTTTTCGCAAATAATTTATTGCTTTATCTAACAAAACTAAATCATCATTAAATAGACCAATCGCTTTATTGCATTTTGAACATAGTAAGGCTCTAACTTTTCCAGTTGAATGACAATGATCAACAGCCAAACGTCGTAGTGTGCCTCTGTCAATCAGAGTTTCTGGCAAATTACATATTGCGCAGGTTCCGTTTTGTTTATCAAAAAGTTCTTCCCACTCTTTGATAGTTAAACCATATTTTTGCAAAAGTTTTCTACGATTCAATTCTTGAGACTTAATTGGGTTTTTCTCTCTCCAAATTTGCGATTTTTGGGTAGCATTTCTAGGATTTTTTTCCCGCCATTTTTTATTGAAAGATATACAACATTCTCGGCAAATTGTATTTAAACCACTTTTGGATGCTGCTTTTTTATTAAAAAATTCATTTTCTTTAACTGTGTTGCATTTAGTACAATTCCTCATATGGAGCGACCTTCCTGTCGTTCAGACCCTCGGCAGCTCTAACTGTGCGAGGGCATTTTCTTTTGGCAAGTTTACCATTACGAGTTTTTGCACCATTCGGTTAGTTCTTTCATGATTGGCCTCCAATAAGCCTCATAGACGCTGTCAGCACGGTATTGGCTAGCAAACGCCACAGCCTCGTCTGAGGTGCCTCTAGGGGCTTCATACGAGGCGATTAAAGCATCCACGATTGATGGTACCTGTGGAGTGCAGAACCAAGACTTCTGATGGCTATCCCAGAACGGCTGGATCGCTACAGCTGACCCAACGCCAACGAGTTCAGGTTGAGCGGTGTAGTCCGAAACGATGACCCGTGTACCGCAAGCCTGAGCCTCGATAACAGGGATACCAAAACCCTCACCCATCGAGCAAGCCAACAGCACATCCGAAGCGGTGTACAGCGCAGCCAACGCTTGCTGAGGGAAACCAGTCCGATACGCATACGGGTCAACAATCTTGTATTGCTCAGGCTTCACACCACACGCCTCTAGCAGATGCACGAGGTTGATACCACCCATCGCACCATCACGCTCAGTATGTAGATACAACAAAGCATCAGGACGGTTTTGAGCAAAGATTGCGAACGCCAAAATGTTTTCACCAAAAGATTTACGTGAAGGGTTCTGACCTTTGTTCGCAGCGTTCATCATCACAACAAACCTGTCCTCATCAACTTCCATGAGTTGTCTGCCGGTGAACTCACCACGACCATTGTTCAACTTATGTGTAGGAACAAACACATCCTCAAACGCATGAGGCGCATACAACGCATCAACCCCAGCATTCTGCAACATGTCCAAACCAAACTTAGACATCGCAATCGGTTTCACATTAGGACGCTTACACCAACCCACAACCTCAGGCGGACAAGGAGCATGATCAATCGGAACCCACGAAGCGATGTTCGGAACATTATCCAACGACGGTGACTTCAACACCCACACATCAAACAAGGTCATCAACAACGCAGGAATATCACGATTACCGTTAGCCCAATCCATCCAATGCGCAACAAGCACATCATCTGAATATGGTGCCATGCCACGAGGATAAAGTTTTATCCCATTCCACATTGAAGCCATACCCTCAATGCCATACATGGCATGGATAGCTACTTCGTGTTTTTCTTTGATGAGCCTTTGGACGACTTGCGCTGTTTGGGTGCCGTATCCGGTTGGGGCGAATGGTGCGTTGGAGTACCAGAGGATTCGTAACGATTCGGAAGAGGAAGGTCTGCTTGCTCTGGCAAGTGTGCTATTCCCCTGTGGAGCAACAATTCCGCTTCCAGGTCTGGTAACTCGACCAAAGTGTTTTTGATTATTACGTGCATTAGCCAACGCTCTCTCCTTCGCAGGTCGCAGGGTATAAAAAGAAATGAGGGTAGGCCACCCTGCGTGTTTGGCCTACCCTCAAACTTACACCGATATTGCTATCGGTTGCACTACCTCAAACCAATTATGGTTGGAGGAGGTGCTTGATGTGTGATGTCTGTGGCAAATCGCCATCGACACGGAATGTCGCACGGAACGTGACGAGACCAGCATTGAATGCGTAGTCATCGCTGCGATCCAAACGAAGGCCACCAACCGTACGTACATAGTACGAAGGCAGGTGTCCGACGATTACCGACTTGGTGGTTGTTGCTACGTCAACCATTGATGGGTTTTCGTAGATTGGCTTACCAAGCAGCATGTCTGGGCTATCCATTGAAAGGGCTGGCTGGAACACGTAGTTTCCTGCGGTGTCCTTCAACTTGCGTACTGCACCGATTGACTTGCCGTTCATCATCCAACCAACACCTGGAAGGTTGCGAGCTGCACCGTCCAAG